CTTGCAGTTTTCCGCCGAGAACGCGATTCTCGCGTAGGCCCAGAGTTCACTAATTTTGCGCCGGGAAGTAGCTACCTCGAAAATGTACTGGAAAATTGGGGCATTTGGCCCCTCGATCGCCTCAGGTAAGCCGCAAGCACATAAGTGCTTTAGGCACATGCTTCTGAGCGTGGTTAGTCATCGCGAACAGCTCAGGAGCTTTCGCGATGGACGCTAATCAACCTAATGACGGAGACGAGGTGCTCGCTGGCGATCTGTTGGTCGGCGCGACGCGGATTGCCAGGCACATCTCGCTGCTCGTGGGCGAGCCAGTCGATGAGGACGACGTCTACTATTTCCGCAAAGCGGGGAAGTGGCCCATCGGTAAGCTTGGCGCCGAATTAATCTCGTCGAAGAGAACGCTCAACCGCCACGCTCGAAAAATCACTGCTGGGTAAATCGACAGCCGCCGCGGTGTCGCGCTGTCGAGCGCCTCGGCGATCACCTGATCGGCAGCAGGCTACGGCCGGCTCACCCCATGACGAGTTGCCGGCCGCAACTCGGAGTAGAAGATATGGGATACCATAATAAGTCTAGCCTTCCCGCGCAATCGCAATCCATCCCCTTCGGTCCCGGTGGCGGCATCACAGGCCGCGACGGTTATCTCGCTCGACAGGCTCTCGCTTACGCCATTGAGTGTATCGGGCACCTGCCAAAGCGCTGGCAAGAATATAGCAACCAGCAGGACATGATCGCGCTCCTCGATGCGGTAGCGCCGCGCGGGTTCGCCGAGATACTGCGTAGCGGCGCGCGCGCTCACATCGAGTGCCGTGGCAGCGAGAAGGCCTTCACTGTCGGACCTATCAACGCGTCGACTGCGTAGCCCTTTGTCCCGGCGCCGTCCCGCCCACCCGGCTGGGCGGCGCCAACTTCTCGGATATCGCGTCATCGAGCGACCATGACAACCAAGGACGGAAACTCCAATGAATCGCCAGCGTGTCGCTCGCCGACGTTCGTCGCGATCTTCGGCAATGGCGTGCAGATTAGCATGATCTTATTCCACAACCACACTCAACAAACGCTCGAGTTACGACGCGCTCTACAATTGTCAGTCGCGGCCTGCGAGACACGCGAGCGCAACCGCCGCGCCAAAGCAGGCGAAACTACCGACGCGCCCATCGCAGCGCCGCCGGTCGTGGCAGAGCGCCTCGACTCGTCGGACACCTCCAAGGATTTGGCCAAAGCGGCAGGAGATCAGCTCTATGCTTGATCACTCGTGCCAGGTACAGCGTCATCGTCTCGCTGAGCGCGGAATGGATCTTTACGAGACGCCCGCTGTTGCGGTCGAAGCTCTGGTGCGGGCGGAGCGCCTTCCGCACCGAATCTGGGAGCTAGCTTGCGGTCACGGAAACATTGTCAACGTTCTGCGCGCACACGGCCACGACGTGTATGCGAGCGATCTCGTCGATTACGGAGACCCAACCCATCATTATCGTCGTGACTTCCTGATGGAGCCGAGGGCGCCCGATGGTTACGACTGCGCCCTGACCAATCCGCCGTACAAGCTGGCCGAAAAATTCGTCGCGCACGCGCTCGATCTCTGCCCGGTCGTGGTCATGTTGCTGCGGCTGGCCTTCCTGGAATCCGATCGGCGCCGGCACATCCTTGAAGGACGCGGCCTCGCTCGCGTGCATGTGTTTCGCAAGCGATTGCCGATGATGCACCGCGCCGGCTGGGAGGCACGCCGGGCGAATAGCGGTATGGCTTTCGCTTGGTTCGTTTGGGACCGGGTGCATATCGGTCCGCCCACGATTCACCGGCTCTCGTGGGAGACGACCTCATGACCGGCGGCCGCGCGTCACGCGAAAAGGGTCACCGCGCCGAGCGTGAGCTGGTCCGCCTGTTACAGGCTGCAGGCTTCGCCGCCGAACGCGTGCCGCTGAGCGGCGCTGCACGTGGTCGATTTGGCGGTGATGTATCGGTGCCGCTGCTCGGCATCGATCGCCGCGTCGAAGTCAAATGCCGTGGCAATGGCTTTTCGCGAGCTCTACGCATGGCTCGACGGCGCTGACCTAGTCGTCGTCCGCGCTGATCGGTGTGAACCGCTGTGCGTGGCACCGCTGCGGCTGGCGATCGAGATTGCGACGGCCGCAGAGAAGGCGAGGACGTTATGATGAAAATCATCAGCGCCGATGAGCGACTCGCCGAGAAGCGCGGAGCCAAAATCCTCATCGTCGGCCCAACCGGGGTGGGCAAGACCACTCTGCTCACCACGCTCGATCCGGTAAACACACTGTTTGGCGATGCCGAAGCCGGCGACTTGAGCGTGTTGAAATGGCCGGGCGATACAATTCGGATTAATGATTGGCGGACCGCTTGCGATCTCGCCTGTCGGATCGGTGGACCTAATCCATCGTTCCCGCCGACGAGCTACTATTCGGAAGCGCACTACCAAAATGTCGGAGGCGCTCTCGAAAACTTCGACCGCTATCAAAACATTTTTCTCGACTCCATCACGGAGATCACCCGGCTCTCCTTCCGGCACGCTGAGCAACAACCCGAAGCGTTTTCCGAACGCAGCGGCAAAAAAGATGTTCGCGGCGCTTACGGACTCCATGCGCGCCAGATGATCCATTGGCTGCAGCAGCTCCAGCACGCCCGCGCCAAAAACGTGATCTTTGTCGCGGTGCTGGAAAAAGCCGCCGACGAGTTCAACCGGTCTGAGTGGCAAGTGCAGCTGGAAGGCAACAAGACGGGCCGCGAACTGCCCGCGATCGTCGATCAGGTCATCACCATGCAGTGGGTCGATTTTGGTGATCGCAAGCCAACACGGGCATTTGTTTGTAACTCGCCAAATGTCTGGGGCTACCCGGGGAAGGATCGCAGCGGGAGGCTCGAATTGATCGAAGAACCCGACCTCGGAAAGCTGATCGCGAAGCTAATTCCGGTCACGGGCGGTCCGGACAAAACCGCCCAAAAGTAAGGAAATAACGAGATGCCCTACGATTACAGTGAAGCTTCGCCCCCGCGCGATGTCGAACTCATCCCTCACGGCACGATCGCAACCGTCCAAATGAGAATCCGCCCAGGTGACGCGGGCGAGGACGGGTTGCTGAAACGCTCGGCGCGTGGCGATTGCGAGATGCTTAATCTCGAATTCGTCGTTGTCGATGGACCATATGCGCGCCGCAAGTTCTGGGAAAACATGATTCTGGCGGGCACGACCGACGGCCATGCTAAGGCCGCTGAAATTAGTCGTGGCAGACTACGGACCATCATCGAATCTGCGCGCGGCATCAAGCCAGATGATCTGACCCCGCAGGCGCGCGCAGCCCGCACAGCGGCACTGAAGGACTTCGACAGCCTGTCCTTCATCGCGAAGATTGGGGTCGAAAAGGGCAAGCCGAAAAACGATGGCACGGGCGAGAGCTACGCAGACAGGAATGTCCTGGCGGGTGTCATCACCCCTGACCGCAAGGAGTGGCACCCGGTCCCACAACCTCCCCCGTGGAACGGCGGGGGCAGCGAGACTGCTGCGCCCGTCGCACCGGCATCAGGCGGCATCGCCAAGCCGAGTTGGGCAACATGAGGAAGGTTCGCCAGATCGGAACGGTCTCGCCGTCGGCGCTCGAGGACGAATGGCAACGGCGGGCCACCGTCGCTGCCATCGAGGCCGCGCGTAAGGTTGTCCAAGCCGATGGTCCCATCCCGCCTCTCACCCCCATCGGGCGGTTGGGGGATATTGAGTGGGGATGGATCGTCAGCGCAATTTTGTTTGGCTGGATCGCCACGCGAGCTCAGCAGGCGACCGCGGAGAACCTCGACATCGAGCAGACGGTCAGGTTGACGGCACTCGACCCCGAACCTTGGGACGCCGGCACGATCATGGTGATCTTGCCCGAGCTCGCGGACGCCTGCCCCACCATCGACTGGTCAATGTCACTTTCCATGTGGTCGCGCGAAACCATGACTGAGTTCTTGCTCATCGCTATGAAGCTGATCCGCAAGGCGATGATCGCACGAGACCTAAGCGACAAGGGCGTCACCCGCAAATCGAACGCAGGCATGATCGCGCGTCAAGCCAACGCCGCGGCCGGCGGACCGCTCATGACTCCGGACGAACTCAACGACGAAATCGATATTTGAGAAGCGCGATGCTCAACCTCAACCGCGCCAACCTGTCGATCGAGCCGATCAATGTCGCCATTAACGGCGCCATCGAACGCGCCGCAGCGACAGCGACCGAGCTGCCGCGCCCCTACCTTGGCGCGAGCATTGTCGGGTCCGAATGCATGCGCAAGGTGCAATTCGACTGGTGGTGCAAGCCTGTTCACTCCGCCCGGTTACACGAGATTTTCAATCGCGGGCATCATTTCGAGGAACGGTCGCGGCAACTTCTAAGCAATGCCGGATTCAAATTCGCACCGCCCGAAGCGTTGGGCTTTTCCGCCGCCAACGGTGATCTTCGCGGCCATGCCGACGGCATTATTATCGCCGGACCCGACTTGGCCGGCGTGTATTTGAATTTCCCCCTCTTGTGGGAGCACAAAGCGATCAACGCAAAAAACTGGCGCGCGCTCGAGCGCGACGGGCTCGACAAGACCTTCCCGCAGTATGCGGCTCAAGTCTCGCTTTACCAAACCTACCTGGACATCACCAATCCCGCGCTCTTCACGTGCACCAACGCCGACACCTGCGAGCAGCTGCATCTCCTCGTACCCTT